CTCCAGGACGAACAAGAAGACCATTTGCGTAACTTGAGGATGTTATGTAAGTAGATGCTGATGGATCCAACCCAGATGATATATTATCCACAACCATATCAAAAACACTATTACTAACATCTAGTTGTAGATATAAATCCTGCTTTCCAACAACATCATTTGATTTTGGCACTACAGAAATTTCCATGATTGGTTGACCATCTTTAATTCTTGCAGACGCTAATATATTGATAGGATTGATGGTTATGATACCATTTTTATAATCTATTGTACCAACTCCTCTCCTTAAAATACTTGGAGTTCTTGAATTAGTTGTATTAACAGTAAATAGGAATAAAGTACCAGTTTGTCTATTTGTATTTGGAACATCTCCTAAGTAAACTGTCTGAGATATTCCTGCAATTTGGAAACCAGTTGATTTAATGTTGTAACCGTCCATACTGGATATATGAAACTCATTACCAAAAGATATTTGATACTCTGCGAAGGTATTTAAGACAACTCTCAAATCTCTTCTCATTTGAATAGTTGTAATATTGGATGTTATTGACTCATGACTGTCATCAATCAATTTCAAAAATTTGCTATATTTAAATCTAGCTCCATAACGATTTAATTCTGTAGATTCTGAATATTTGGTAACATTTGTTTGAATAATACTTGAAACAAAGGCAGATGATGGTGCCAGATTCGTGTTATAATAAATTTTCGAGTTCACTTCAACATAAAGGTATTTTAGATCTAAAATTTCTGGGACTATTCCGGCAACCGCATATTTTTTTAGTTTTAATTTTATACTTTGTTTTACCAAATTTGGTAAAAAGTCACCAAATCTTGGTTTTATACTAATAAAAACTTTTCCATATTGTGGTGGTATCAGTTCTTCTCCGCCAAAAACAGAAATAGCATCAGTTTCTGGATAAATTTTTGATGGAATCAAAGTTTCAAAATCATTTGCAGTTAATGCTCTATTTTGAGATGCATAAATTCTTGGCGCATATTTTTTAATGGATTCTACAGATTCGATGTTTTCTCCACCCCTTGCAGGTAATTCAGTTGTAAGCAGAGAAATACCAGAGGTTACAGTATATTCAATCGAGTTTCTTGTATAAGTTAGTCTTCCAGAAAAGGTAAAGGAATTTACTCCATTTGCACTATCTCCGTTTGAACTTATGTAATCTGCAGTTACAAAGTTACCCTCTTCTAATTTTTTGCCGAATATCCCATCGCCAAAAATTAATTCATATCTTTCATCCTCTATTTCCTGAATAAAATGCACATTTGAAGAACCATCTATATCAAATAAACTATCTTGATATGCATATTTTACTGAAGTTGTTGCATTTTCATTATTTTTAACTAAAACAGATATTAAATTAGTATCAATTCCAGAATTTGGAAGAATAAATCTTTGATTAGGATTTCTAGATGAATATGTAAAGTTATTTGTGAGTAGAATTCCTTCATTTATCTTCAAATTAGTAAAAGTTGCTACCTCATCGAACACGGGAACAGTAATATCCTCTAGTATTGAGAATGCAAAGGATTGATTTCCAAAACTTCCAGATGATGTCGCTATGATCCCTTTCTTTAAGGTCAAAGAAGATGGAGTTGGAATCACATTAGAAAGATCTACGAAAAAAGAGACTGTTGCAGACGCAGATTTTCTCGAACGGGGTACATATCCTATATTTCTTGCAAGTGCAACCACATTTTCTCTTAGTGTTGCACTATCAATAAACACTTCATTTGCAACCATATTTGCATTATATGAAGTGATATATGTGTTATATGCCAAAACATCCAAAATTGTTGAAAGATTAGACCCTTCAAAGTCATAATCAGTAAAATTGGGATTTGCTTTTAGATAATCTCTAAGCGTTGCTTTAACCTGATCGAAATCTAGGTTAGAAAAGTTTACTAGTGGCATTTTTACCTAGTTGGTTGCAAAACAAATTGTAATTCTTGTGCAGGAACATTGGCTCCTATAATTTGATATTGTACTAATACATCAAAAGAGTTATTATCATAATCAGGGGTCACTACAACGTTTGTTAAATCAACTCTTGGTTCATAATTCACAATTGAGGTTGCAATTTCATCCCTAACGTTTGATGCTGTAATTTCATCAACATTCTCAAAAAGCATTTTTGTTACTCTCGATCCAAAATTTGGATTGAAAAATTTCTCACCAGGAAGGGTAAACACAATGTTTCTGATTGAACGTGATATAGCACTCTCATTTTTAAGTGCTATCAAGTCACTGTTCAGAGGATTACTCTGAAAAGTCATACTAATGTCTTTAAAACCTTGGCTTACCCTTTCTAGAGGCATCGAATAGTATAATTCTACCTTATTTATTAGGGATTTTTGGATTCATAGATTGGTTCTGTGCCATATTCCCAATCATCATAGTCTTCATCATTGCGAATTTGTGAGTGAATTTCGCTTTGATGAAAAAAGTCATGCTTTTTGGGTGTTAATTCATCATTTGCTATCTCACGAAGCATTTTTTGCTTCTCAATTTTAGTCTCCCAACCATATTCGCTTGACAAAAACTCAGTTCCCCACTGGTTTCGCATAAAATTTTGGTCTTTATCGACTTGTTTGGTCATTTTTTTGCTCCTGATTTGTTAAATCAGAACTTTTTACGGGGTTGCTATCCCGAATACTTGTAACTTCGTACATAAAATCGTCAGATGTCTCAATTTTACGACTATTTTCGACAGAATATTCGGTTAGATCAATTTCATACCCTGGATTTTTGGTAATTCTATTCTTTGTCCATGCATCATCATACCACAAAATCTTATTATTTGGATAAGCATAGAAGTTTCCGTTATTCATCTTAAAGAAGTGGGCACACTTATGCTCTGGAGTTTCACTAAAATTAGTATTCAGAGTTGATTTTGATTCCCAAGACCAGTCAAGAGTGAATAAGTAAGTTCCTTCATTCTTTTCTCCACGATAATTGATGAGTTCCGCACGTAAGTTAGCCAATCTTGAACGTACTTGAACATCAATATAAGGAGAAAAGCAATCCCACCACATACACTCCTCTAGTTGAGGAACTGGTGCATCAGGTTTCCAACAAAATGCATGAATGGGTCTACGTGTCCAATTAACCCCATTCTCTAGAAACGCCTCAAAGAGGGGTACGTGCTTCTCTAAGGACGCTACGGAATGCACATCACATAAAGTTACCTCACCATGACCTTTTTTATGATTGTAGAGGAATTCATTACGAATATAACAGGTAATCGTTGGAAGATTGTGATTGAGATATGCCATAAGTTGATAATAAAAGAGCAGGGATTTCCCCTGCTCTATCTATAATATTAATATCAACCTTTACCTTGTCCACGATATCTTTTTTTACGTCCATTACGAGAGGTTGCGCTTAACAGTGTTCTTGCCGAGCGTCCTTGACGTGTCTTCTTAGGTGCTCCAGGTTCAAAAAGAGTTTTGTTACTTCCGCCTTTATCCATAAATTTCCTCCAGTTCAATTAAATTTGGATCAATGTCTTCACCCGAGAAAAAACATTCGGAGAAGTCTTGAAGAATCTCACTACATTCTTCTGGAGTGAGATTTGTATAAATTTTACGCCCTTTATAAAGTACGTTAAATGTTTTCATCAGATAATGCGAGTTTTTTCATGCCCAACTCTAATACGAGGATCGCACCAGATATCAAATCCTTGCTCTTTTGCATCAAGACAGAATGAAACATCCTCACCACACATATCCTGAACATTACCAGACTCAAAGACTTGCATCTTCGGAGCAAACCAAGGATACTCAAGATTTTCAAAGACACCGTTCTTAATCAGAACCCAACCAAAACCAGTGTAATCCACTGTGAAAGGCTTTCTACGCTTTGAAATGGACTCAACGGTTTCATGATTCATCACTCCACCATTCTTGCGGAAGTCATCTTCTTCCAACCAGTGTGCGACAGATGTTGTGTGACCATCTTCAGTTGCATACCAACCAGCGACAATTTCACGCTCAGTTCCATCTTCAGAAAGAGCTAAATCACAGAGTTGCCAGAACTTGTTTGTGTCAAAGACAATATCCGAGTCAATCCATAGTTGATAATCATACTGTAGTTTACCATCCCAAGGAATTTGCTTAGGTCCACGAAGAACATTTGCACCAAGACACTTACAACGTGCAAAGTTCACCATTGAACTATAGTCTTGAGAAATCTGAATACTCATACCATTCTGTACCATATCAAAACACAGTTGTACAAAGTTCTTCAGAAAAATGAAAGAGCATCCTCTACCAGGTAGACAGAATACAATACTCTTTCCACGCATTCTTTCTTTGATTGCATCAATATCCCATTCTTCTTTGGGTTTTGGTGCAGCAGCTTTAACAGTAAATCCTTTTGCCATAAAGTTTAATGAACCTTCAAATTCAATTTTAACAGTCTATATATGTGTTGTCAATATGACGGAGACCCTGGAGGATCTGCTGTCAAACTTGTATGAACCCCTCCAATATTTACTGGAAGTTCTATGAAACTCAAATCTTCTTCCTTATAGTCAGTTTTCATTAACCCTACAATATTATTCAAAGTTTTCCAAGTATTATGAAATTCTTCCTCTTTTAGAGAATGAAATAAACACCTGTCCTTTGCGTATATGTGATAAATCTTTTCCATATAAAAAAATATTTTCCGGAATTTTTTTTGACAGCACTTAACGTACTATTGCATTATATATCAGCACAATCAAAAATCCAAGGGGCATTAATATTATTTTACCCATCGTCTTTGGATACCTGATTGTCCAACCTGCAAGTACAACTCTCCAAAAATTCCAGTAAGGAGTTTGACGGCGATTTCTAAGGGTGCTCATACTTCCGGAAAAATTTTTTGAGATTGAGATAGAGGTCGCGTTTTGTCACCTCTGTAGGTTAGGGTAGTTTGCGTTTTTTATTTTAGGGGGGCGACGCCGCACGGCGTTATAACAAATCGGCGGCATATAACTGCCGATAAGCATCACTGCCAAATCATAACATAAACGCCCCCCAGTGTCAACCAGGGGACGCACAGTTGTTAACAATCAGAACTCGATAGTGCCTTCCTCAGTATCACTCACAGCTTCAGCAGCGAGAGCATCAAGAATCGACAGAAGTTCGTTGCCAGTGTTACCTTGAGCGAGAAGAGAAAGCATCACGGATTTAGACATAATAAAGAAGAAAAGTGTTGTGAACTGTGTGTGCCTAGTTTATACTCATGCGACAGGAGTGAGTGTTACTTAAGCGAGTGTGGAGGTGTTCATCAAGTCCTGATAATCACTCCACTTCTCTACTGCTTGCTCTAGAGTTTCAACATCAGCGAACAGGTCAAAGTCCTCAGGTAGATCTAACTGACCTGACATACCCAAGTAGTTAATGAACCCTAGGATTTGCGTTGATTGCTCATACTCATAAGCATCGAAGATCCGACCGAATTCTTCATTACGAAAATCAGAACATGCGATCAGGTCGAACACATAGTAGAAAGGACGACGAATAGCGTAGGGGATGAAGTTCAGCATGAAAGTGTAGTGAAGTGTACTGGTCTTAAGTGTTAATCAGAGGTCGAACACATCGCTATTCAGTTGGATGACATTTACCTTGAGGTCAGCATACTTAACACCGTCAGGAGTAGAGTATCCAACACCGACCTCTTTTACGAAGGTTTCATAATCACCACAGTCCATAGCAAGGTGATACAAACTCTCATCATTCTGCAACCAGAGTGCAACATTCCAGGTCTCATAATTCTCCCAACCGTTATACTCAGTAGAGAGGATGTTGCGTTGATAAGTGACTGTCATTTGGTACGTCTTGAGTGTTAGTGGGGAAGTGATGTGTGCCCCTCATACTATAGGGACGCTTTAGACGATCCTAACTTTAATACCCAGAAACTTACCAACGGTCGGGTGTACTTAGGTCTTCCACATATGCATCACACTTCTCTGCAGGTTCCAACTTGAATAACTTCTCCCAGTCAATCTGGTGTGGGTCGAAGTCACCGAACACTGATAGATCTAGAGTGACCCTATAACGCTGCTTCTGTGCTTGTTGATATGCAACTGACATAAGTTCGCTCCTGTGTGTTATGAGAGTACTCTAAGTCTTGTGTGCAAAAATGTCAAGGTCCTGGGGAGTATTTATGGGCGGGTGTGGATTTTTGTGCGGGGATTGTGAGGATTTTATGACCTTGGAGTTGACAAAAGTGCGGTCCTTATGTTATGCTCGGTAAGACCACAAGCACCCAGCACATTTATAACGACATAAGCAAAAGGCATCAGCACATTTATAACGACATAAGCAAAAGGCATCAGCACATTATAAAGGTTTTAGCACACATACCTCAGCACATTATAAAGGTTTTAGAGACGATTAGAAGGACAATATATCACTCATAAACCATACTTTTCCACAGTTTCAACATACTTTTCCACAGGGTTGTTAATAACTATTATCATTTAATCTATTCTTAAATATAAATAACGCAAGTATATTTTTCATCAATTTAATGGCATACATCTATACGATTACCAACCTTGAGAATAGCAAACTCTACGTGGGAAAGACTACACAACCCAACCCATATGATAGATGGAAGCAACACCTACAAAACGCAAGAAGTAAGGATAATTTAGAAGAGGACAATTCGGTTCACTCTATGCCTATTGTTCGTGCCATATGTAAATACGGAGCAGACAACTTTAAGTTTAGAGTATTGGAAGAATGTAACGATGATGATGTTAATGAACGTGAAACCTTTTGGATAAACAAACTTGATACTTGTGGTAAGAATGGATATAACATTACGTTAGGTGGTGATGGTGTAAAGAAACCAAAAAAGTATTGGGCAAATCATCCACATTCTAAACCTGTGAGTTGTTATACATTAGAAGGTGAATGGGTTAGAGACTATGAAAGCGTAGGAATTGCTGCTGATAGTTGTGGCAATAAAAAGGGAAAATCGCCAATTATATTTTGTATCAAAGGCAAAACATTTCAAGCACTTGGATATAGATGGGCATGGAAAGGTGAGCAACCAAAAGTAGTAGAAAACAGAGTGAATGTTCGTGGTGTTGTATATGGTATCAATCCAACATTAGGACGTAAAAAGATGTGGAAGTCACAAGCAGATGCAGCAGAAGAAATATCTGGAAATCGCAAAAGAAATGCTAATCTTTTACTTTCAATACGCAGTCCTGACAATAACAAATTACAAGCATCTGGATGGTATTTGTTTAGATCAAAACCAACAGATTGGACACCAGCAACAAAAGCACATTCAATAGAACACTATAAAAAAATTGCTGCAATTAGCAACGAAAAAAGAAAGAAACCCGTCTATGGTGTAAGTATTAAAACTAACGAAATCGTGGAGTTTAGTAGTATGAGTGAGGCATCATTCTTTATCAAAGGTAATGGTAACTATAGTGGCGTTGCTAACATCAAAAATAACATTCAACGTATAAAAAATGGACAAACTTGGTGTAATGCTTATGGTTACAAATGGTACGAAAAGACAATAAAAAAGACCCTGTAGATAGAGTCTCTATACTATATCAATCAATCGCTAATCTGTACCTTGCATAATCCTCAGCATCCTTTCTTTTCTTGAAACGTGCTTCTTCTCCTTCAAACTTAAGAGGCAGATACCTATACTTCTTACCTTCCCTAGTGATAACAGTTCTGGAGAATAGGTGCAGTGAGTAACTACCTTCTTCTGTTCTTTCTGCTTCTTTCTTTACAATAAAAGGCAGAACTTTGTTATCGTTGAATGACTGTTTAGAGAGTAACATGACGGAATTGATTATCAGAAACGAATGATAGGATGATCTACATTAAGAACTGATTGTGCATCAGTCGCAAACACTAACTCAACACCGTGTTGAATATACCCATATTCATCAGGATCGTCATCTACAGAACAAATAGAAACGACCGAATTGAGTTGTTCTTCAGTGAGAGATTGCAGTTGTGAGAGAAGTTCTTTGTAAGTCATTTGTTGTTTTTTGTTGGTATTAGTTGTTAATGAGTTCAGCAGGACTACCACATGATTTATAGAACTCAATCATACGATTTGCTTCCTCTAGTGTAGAGAATGATTGAGTCCTCCACTGTTGTTGATAAGGCGTAAAGTAACGGATGGTGAACATTTAAGG